AATAAAAGAAGATGAAGAAGATCTTGAATCAGTGACTAATTATATATATGTAGGTAATTTTTTAGACGAATTAAAAAATATACGGTATCCATATGAAGAAATTAATCTAAAATCATTTTACTATGAGAATAAAAAAATAATTAATAAATTGAATTTGAATATATTGAATGATATAGCTAAACCATACATTATATATTTATTAGGTAATAAAGACTATCAAACTATGTTAAAATATAGTGATAGTAAACAGTATATAGATGTATTTGTTAAAAATATAGATAAAATACAGAAAGGACTTAATAAAAATGACTTTCAAACATTATGGTCTGATTTACATGATGAATATGTTAAATTAGGTGACAAAAAATGGTCTGGGAAAATGTCAGATATAGAACAATATATAGTTAAATCAGAAAAAAAAACAATTAAGATAGAGGAATTATTCGAGAAATTTAATTTTAAACCGAAGTGTGAATATGATAAATTTATAAAAGACCAAGAGACAGTTAATATCCCATTAAGATATATATCATCATTACTTGATTTATTTAATTCTATAAAGTTAAATGAACATATACCTTTTGCATCATGTCAAAATTATTTTAAGATTCTTAATAATTATACTCCAGATGATACATGGATTAAAAACCAGGACATATTAGAATTAAAATTAATCAAAGCATATGAAGATAAAAAAACTTCTTATATTATAGATATTAGTGTAGACCAAAATTATTTATTAAAATTCAATTATTCAAGGAAAAAATATATTTCAAAAAAACTTATAAATGATTTAGAAGATGATGAAGAAAATGATGATAATGAATCTGATGATATTGATATAACAAATGAAATTATAGATCATATAAAAAATGTTATGGATATAAATTACGAAAATATGTATTCAACCAATATCGGTGGTTATTTTAATATAAATATAAAACAACTAGAAACCGAGTTTAATAAAAAAGTGTTTTCTGATATGATTATGACAAACGAATATTTCTATAATTTTCTCACTTTAGATGAGTCAAAGCAGACACAGACAACAAAAAAATATTACTTTGTAAAATACACTGATTTGTTTACAGTAATCATTACAGTAGACAGTGATAATATTCGTATAAAATTACAAAAATCAAATGCAAATATAAAAGATATTGAAAAATTCCAATTAATATTTGTAAAATTATTAGACATATATGTTGATAATTATGATAGTGTTGTTAATTTTTATAAGAAGTATTTATCTAAAGATGAATATGCAAATTTTATTAAAACCGATGAAAACAAGAAGAAAAATATCCAGAAAGAAAAAAAACAAAATATAGTTGAAATACAAGAGAAAAGAAATATTGCACCCGATATCTTCGTTAATAATTATTCAAGTGTCTGTGCATATTCTGGTAATTTAAAAATTTTAAATAATAACGACAAAAAAGCTTATCAAACAATGACTTTTCCTATAAATTCACCTGAATATACTTTTCCTGAAAAATATACTAAAAAACCTTTGAAGTTTGCATGTTTTGATGATGTTTATAAATATCCAGGTGTTATGGAAAACAAAAAATTAATGAATAAGGAAAGTTTCCCTTTAATCCCATGTTGTTATAAAAAAGACCAAAGAAGTAAGAAGTATTATGAACAAAATTTTACAATAGAGACAAATGAAGAAGATGGTGCAGATAATAAACAACAAAATATAATAATTACAGATAAAATACTAAATAAGGATGTATATGGAGAATTAAATAAAAATATAAGTTCTTTATTCGATGATTATGATGATAGTGCATATTTAAGAAAAGGTTTTGAAAGAAATAATAATATTTTCATCAAAATTGTACTTGATTCTCTAAATATAAATAGTGAGATAGAAGATGTTATAGAAGAATTAAAAATAAATGTGGCTTTCTCAAGACAAGAAAATTATAATTTATCTATGGATGAAATAAATGACTTGATAGACATAAATAAACCGATAAACCCTTTTGTATATATATCAATATTAGAAAACATATATAAATGTAATATCTATGTTTTTAATAAGGATACATTATTAATACCTACTCATCAACAACAGTATTATAAGTTTAAAAATGAAAATCCTTGTATTCTAATTTATGAAAATAATTATGAAAGAGAACCACATTATGAATTAATAGTAAAGTCTTATAAAGACAAAATCACAAACAAAAATTTTAATCACGATTCTAGTATTGTTAAGAAAATTAAATATATACAAAGTGAATTATATAATGTTAATTATATTGACAACGTGTTTTACTATGATGATAATTATTCTTATTTTTACAATAATCTTAATATAATATCTCAAGTCATAGATGTATATGGTAAGACTAGGATATTAAATGTATTAATTGAAGATAATGTATATGTATCTTTATTCACTAGTCCATTACCATCTTTAAATATAAAAGAGGATGCTGTAGATAATATATATTTTATTGAAAACAGAAATGATATAAACATGATTATTCAACGATTGCAGATTGAAGAAGTAATGGTAAGTAAAAGTATAGTTTCAGGTGTATTAAAAAATACAAACATTGCAGTACAGATTAAAATTAAAGTGGATGATGATAATATAATTGATAATGTATCTACACAATACATAAAACATAAAAGAGTATCAAGATATGTTATTGAATATATGTTTTGGTTATATTCAAATTTCATAATAAACAATAATTATTTAACAATGAGTTCATTTGATCATTTAAATGAATTTAAAGAAAATTATTTTGAGATAGACAGTAATCATAAATATGAAATTGTTGACAAAAAATATAACTTAAATGATAATGGTGTTATGCGAAATGGTAAAATCATTGTTAAGTCAGAAGAAGTTTTAAATAGGTTATTATATGTTCTAAAAGTTAAAATAATTCGAGATTTCCAAAAGATTCTTAATTACCATACATATGAATATATATATAACTATTATGTAGAAATAACAGATTTTGATGTATACCCGAATCAAACTATTTTTAAAGATGAAGAGTATGCAAATAAATGGTTGTTGACCTCAGAAAATAAGTATGTCATATATAATAAAATAGTTATAACAGACAAGTCTTATTTCTTTAGAAATAAATTAATAGATAATAATACATATATAGCATGTAATACTGATTCTCTTAAAAAAGCAATATTTTTATGTGAACAATGGAATACTAGAAAGAATAACATGAGTAATGTTATTAATCTTAAAAATATAAAAGATGATATTACAAAGAGATATAATTATAATATATATTCATACACTAATTATAATAATATAAAAGAGTTTCCTATAAAAAATACTAATGATGATGTTTATAATATTAAAATAATTGGTTATAAAATTAAAGGAAAATCTAATTACACTTCTTTATTATTATTCCAAAATGAAAAATATGTCTTTAATGGCGTTGAAGATGTTCAAGAAGAAACTTATAATGTTCACGAAGACGTTCACGAAGACGATGAAGAAAATCAAGTTGTAGTAGTAAGATTAGAAAATGATTCAAATTATTGTTATATGAATACAGTTCTACAATTAATACATCGAATAAAATCAGATATAAGTAATGACTTTACTTTAAAAAATGGTATAAAATATTTAAAAAATTCTTTACGTCAGATTAAAAAAAATATAGAAATAGATTATTCAAATATTGGAGATATGTTCTCAGATATTATAAATTATTATTATCATAGTAAAGTTAGAGAACCTAAGAATCTATAATTGTTATTTGAAATTTCAGGTAGAGTATTTAATAATAAATTAGATATAGATGACAATTTTGATAAACAACAAGATGTAGTTGAATTTATAAATATATTTTTTAGCAATATTTTAAAAGAACACTGTAAATATACAGAAAATAACAATTATTATGGTGGTGATAATTACGAGTTTATAAAATCATATGATGAAAATAATTTTATTATATCATTACCAATTGATAGAAATACCAAGGATATTCAATCATGTTATGAAAAATATATAGAAATGCAGTTATTGCAAAAACCATTAGAAGATGTAAATTATGATAAATGTTATAAAAAAATTGAAATAAAAAATACTTCTGATAATTTATTAATTATGTTAAACAGATTTAATTATGATAAGAAAACAAATGTAACAAAAAAAATAAAAAACCATGTTGAGATAAATAAACTTTTAATTATTGGTAATGAAAAGTTTAAAATAGATTCTTGTATCTATCATACTGGAACTTCTACAAAATCAGGACATTATATAATATTAATATATGATGATAATGGTGAACCTTCTTATATAATAAATGATTTAGATCACACAGATAAAGATGTAAATGAAGATACATATACTTCTATTCAAAGAAATGCTTATCTGTTGTTGTATAAGAAAGTTGTATAAATTCAGAATATATATTGTATAATCACAATATATATTTTAATCTATTATTTGTATAACTTGTATAAATTATAATAAGCTATGAACCATAAGAAAGACCATATTAAACATATAACACCAAAGATAATATAATCTTTTTCATTGAATAAGAAAAATATAATACTACATATCATGCTTTCTAATCCATGTACTTGAATAGTATATAATAATAACTTATAATTAACCAATGATTTATAAAATATATATAAGTCGGTAATAATATACCTAATTTGTATAGATATTATCCAAGCTTTAAAAATATTATTTAATCTATGGTTGTGATAATCTAATCCTAAAAGTTGTCTAGTATAGTTCATATTCAACTTGTAAGTTTTTAGATTAAATATCAAGTAATATGAAACCCATAAAGCACCAAAAACATGTAGTAATATAAATAAACTAGAAATGAACTTATATCTTTTTTTGTTATATTTTAATAATAATAATTTTTTATGCTTTGAAATCATAGTTATTATCCTTATGATATTTATTTCTTAAGCCTAATAATTTACCATTTATTTTAGCTTCTTTTATTTTTTGAATCGATAATATATTATCATAAGCATTACAATTAATGTATATGTAATTATACTTATCATCTTCAATAACCCTATATTTATGAAAATAAAAAAAACTTATTTTTCTATTTTCTTCTACAAATATAACAGGTTTTTTACGATTAACTTTTTTGAAAAGTTCCATCATAATTATTTATCAACTTTAATAAAATTCTAAAAAAATAATCAATTTTATAAAATCGATTATTAATTATATTTTATTTTAATTTATATAAAAATGTCTATTTCTGCTCTGATTATGGTAAAGAACGAAGAGTTGAGTATTAAAACAACACTATTATCTCTCAAGAATATTATTACCAATATTATAGTTCTTGATACAGGTAGTACTGATAATACAATACTTATAATTAGACAAACATGCATTGAGAATAATTATAACCTTTTTCTGAAAGAAACTATATTTAAAACTTTCCCTGAAAGTAGAAATGAAGCAATTGAATTTGCTGAAACTGTTGTTAATACAACATTTTTACTATTATTAGATGCAGGAGATGAATTAAAATTAAATGGTAATCTAAGTTTTTTTAAATTAATACCTTCCAAATATAAATACGGATTAGTAAAGCATCACTGGCTTGTTAGAAATAATAATGAAATTCACTATGATTGTAGATTTATAAGAAATCTTTCAAATTGCAGGTATAATTTGTTGTATCCAGTACATGAAACATTTATTGATGTAAAACAGGAAGAAGTAGTTAATATATCTCATGTTATAACTCTATTTCAAAATAGAGATAAATACGGCTTATCAACTGAAAAAAGATACGAAAAAGATATTAAACTACTTTTAAATGCAAAACCTACTAAAAGAAATTTATATTACTTATCTCAAACATATATGAATCAACATGATTATTACAATGGATACAAATATAGTGTTATGTGTCATGAAACACCTGAAACAAAAGATGAAGAATTCAATGAACACACTAAACAATTAATATTAATACGAATAAGTGTATGTGCAATAAATTGTAATATGGATGAAGATATCATTACAAAGTATATCACAAAAGCAATGCCTTTTATTGACGCGTATATAATTTATATGCAATATTGTATAAATAAAAATAAACCAGATAAAGCTTTACCATATATTAATAAATTAATGACATTAAAGAAACCTGATGAGAGTTCAATATCTTCATTGAATCATGAATTCTATGATTATACAAGATGGAATTTGATAAGTATTATATGTTTACTAACTAAAAAAGAATTAAAAATAGGAAAGTACGCTTGTCAACTTGCAGTTAAAAATAAAAACCTTCCAGATGATATAAATAATTTAAACGTATATAATAATTTATAAATATGAAAATACTAAACTTTTTTTTATTTCCTATTACAATCGTTTCTTCATGCTTTACTAATCAAACAATAATAGACTATCAATACATAACCTATCAAAATAATGTTTATAATATTTCTACATATATACACCCAGGTGGACAATCATTATTAAATATGGCTTTAGGTAAAAACTTAGATTATTTTTTTAATATGCCTAAATATAATTTCCATATAACTTCTTCAACAGCTTCCAATGATTTGAATGCTTTATATATAGGTCAATTATGTAATTAAAATTTTTAAGTATGTTATATACTTAAAAATTTATTTTTTAATTTTTTTGAGATTGCATATATATTTATTCCAATTCTCACTCATAATAGGTTTATCAATTAAAATACATTTCTGAAAATTTATATCAAAGTCATATATGTTCTTTTCATAAATAATTTTATTTTTCTCAAACTGTATACCATTTATATTATTAATCTTACCATCATTATAACAAATATCTTTTATATTTATTACTTTAAATATCATACCTATAAATATAGAAGATAAAAGATTTTTTGACTGTTTATTAGATAATGAATACTTGTTCTTCATATCGATTACATAATTTTCTATTAAAAGATCTTTGATATTTTTTTTCCTTATATCAGTCCACTTATTCTTATTAAACTTAAGTTCTTCTTCTATATTATTGAAATCCAATTTTTTCTTTAATTTATCACGAGAAGATAATAAACCTAATTTTTTAGCAAAAAGATTATAAATATCATTATACAATTGTTGTGGATTTTTCTTCTCAATTTTATAACTGAATTCTTTATCTTTATAATTGCAACACAAGAAATTTTTATTTATATATGTACCGTAAGGACATTTACCATATGAAAGGTCTTCAAATATATTTTCCCAAAAACTATCTGTTGTATATTCAAAACATTCTAGAAATATAGGATATATTATTTCTTTTTTAATGGGCATTATTCATTTTATTTTTAAGATTTAATCTTTAAATTTTGTAATTTTGTTAATAATGAAGTCTTAATTCCTTCAGATTGTAGCGGAATATTGGATTTTATACCTTCTGTTTGTTGTGTCATCGAAACTTTCATTTTTTCACTTAAATCTGATAATTTACCACTTAATGTTTCTATGTTACTATTTGTACCATTAATATTTTCTTTTAATTTATCAATTTTTACATCTAATATATTTTCAATGTTTCCATCTAATTTATTAATATTACTAGTTGTACCTTCTAAATCTTCTTTTAATTTATTAATATTGTTTTCAATATTACTAGTTGTACCATCTAAATTTTCTTTTAATTTATTGATTTTTCCATCTATTATAGATTCAATGTTACTAGTTGTCTTTTCAGTCGTATATTTTAGTTCATTGATTTTTCCATCTAGTATATTCTCAATGTTATTGATTTTACCATCCAATAAATTTTCAATATTACCATCAATATTCTCTTTCAATTTATTTATCTTATCATCTAATATATTATCAATAACCGGTAGTTGTTGCTGTTGCTGTTGTGAATAATATTTATATAATAACCAACCTAAATATGCAAATATAACAATTGCAATAAGAATCAATAATATGTTAGTTGTTGTGAAAAAACTTTTACTTTTTTTTGGTCTATGATGTTGTGTTAGTGGTTGTGGATATGATGGAGGCTGTTGTTGCATCATCATTTGTGGATGTGGTTGTGGTTGTTGTTGTTGTTGGTGTAGTGGTGGTTGAACTTGTTGTTTTGGAGGTATTTCTTTTATTTCTGTTAATACTTCAACTTCGACAGGTTCATCTGATTTTAATAAAAGAAAGTAATTTTTGTTTACATTCTCATCGGCTACAATATTACCTGAAATTGTTCCATTTACTGTCTGGTAATCAATTTGTTCTCCTGAATCTAAAGCCTCTTGTGTTGTTACTGATGCAAAAAAACTTTCACCATTTTTAGCTGTAATCTTGAAATTTAGTTCGAAATTAACAAGATTTTCATTCAAATCAATCAATTGTTTTATTTTTGACAACTTATATATATTCTGTATTATTGACATTTTTCTTACACTATTTTTGTCTTTAAATAATTAATTTAGATTCTTATTTAAATATATAATAATAAATATATACATGTTGCATGAGTCAATAAATAATTTTTATACTATTATAAAGCATAATGTAAATTATGAACAAGTTAATACATTGTTGAAATCTTTGAAATCTCATTTGATTATTGAAACTCCTCCAGGTGGTTCAAAGACAACGATATGTAAATTTATAGCATATATTAACCACAATTTATATAATAAGAAATCCCTTTTAATTACATTCAGTAGTTCATTGAAAAAAGAAATACGTGATGGTAATAAGTTTTACAATGATTTCTTAGAGATTCATAGTTATCATTCTATGATATACAATTATGGAAATAAAACATATGATATTAATGAGAAATCATTGAATTCTCTAAAAGTTAATCAATATGACATAATATTAATCGATGAGGCACAAGATATTAACAAAAATACATGGAAGGTGTTAACTAATATATTAAAACAACAACGTAAAGTAAAACTTGTTTTCGTCGGTGATAAAAATCAATCAGTTTTTGAGTTCTTAAATTCAGATCATAGATATCTCACGATGGTCGATAAATTATTACCATCATTAAAATTCGATAGAATTAGTCTTAAAACTTCTTATAGAATAACTAAACCTATACAAGTATTATTAAATTTAATTTCTAACGAAAATAGAATTGATGGTGTGGTTAAAAACGGTGAGAATGTATGGATATTAAGAAACCAATATCCTGACATTAATTTTATTTTTAGAAAAATAGAAAATTTAATTAATAATAAAGGTTTTAAATATGATGACATTTTTATTTTAGTTCCTAGTTTAAGAAGTGGTTCACATATTAAACTTTTAAATAAATTAGTTTTAAATAAGTATCCTATCTATTTACAAGAAACTGATTCAGGTGAGCTAAATGATAATGTTATGAAAGGCAAGATTTGTTTTTCTACTTTTCAATCATCTAAAGGTCGCGAGCGTGATATAGTTATTGTTTTCAATTTTGATCAATCTTATTTTAAATATTATGCTAAAAATTTAAATGATGAAGTATGTCCTAATCCTATATATGTTGCATGTTCAAGAGCAAAAGAATATCTTATTTTAATACAAAGTGGCGAACCATTTAAGTTTTTTAATAATGTTAAGAATCCATATATCACATACATACCTGAATATAATATTGTATATGAAAATAAAAACAATGAAGAAAGAGATGATAAGAAAGAAAAGGAAAATAAGGAAATTAAAGTTACTGAATTTAAATATATGACACCTGAAAACTTATATGACATCGAAAAGATTCTTGAAAATAAAACAATTACATCAAAAATGTTAGATGATAGTGAAATTATTATCAATTCAACTTATAAAAATAAGTTTTCTGATTTGTATGAAGATGTATCTTCTATTAATAGCATAGCTATAACTTCATTCTATGAATATAAAATTAATAATACTTGCAAAATTTTAAGATGTATTACCAAAGAATTAGAAGATGAAAAATATAATATAGATTTAATTAATGAATATAAATATTTTTTTGATAATATAGAAGATTTAAACAAATTGAAAATTTCTTCTTTCCTAAAATTAGCAACTTTATATTTAGATATTCTACATAAAACTATCCATAGAATACGCCAGATTTTAGATTTTGATTGGATTGACGAAGAGAACCAGAATAAACTTATCAAGAATCTAGATGTATTATTAAAAAATAAAAAAATAAGATATGAAATAAGTAAAAATAGATTCTATAAATATAATGACATTATTTATAACTTGACTGGTATTATTGATTGTAATAGTAATACTAATATATATGAACTAAAATGCTCTAGAGAATTGAATACAACTCATATGCTTCAGTTAGTTTTTAATAAATACATTGAAAACAACACCAAAAAATGCATTTTGTATAATATCTTAAATACCGAAAAGAAAATTCTTAATTTAGATGATAATGATATAAATAATATAATTGGAATCTTATTCGAAAACAAATATTCATTGAAATGCACTTCTACCGATGAAACTTTTATAGAAAATAATAAGATGGATATATCATTTGATATTGAAGATGAGAATATTAATACTGACATTATAAATACTTTTGAATTTATAAGCATATGTGAACGATGTAATATCATTGAAACAAGATGTATATGTTAAATCAATTTTTTCAAATCATCGTAGCCTCCAATAAATACATCATCTGCAAATATTTTAGGTAGGTAATTATACTCTGAACCAATTTTTTTCATGACATTATTCTTCTGTCGTTCTGTTAACTTAGAATAAACAATTCTTTTATATTTTATATTTCTAGATGATAATAAAGCTTCTGCATTTATACAATAAGGACAACCTTCTTTTATATATACCACTACCTTAGGGTTCATTTTTATTAAATAAAATATAAAAATAATATTAATAAAATAATAATTAAAAAATTATTAAATTTTTTATTTTTTTTACATGATTTATATCCTTCTTTAATTATTTTCATTTTTCCAGCTACAAATGTTTTTAAATTAGATATTGATTCTACAGAATATAATTCTTTTGTAAGCATATCAATAGTTATTTTTCCTAAAGCCAAATCCTCATAAGTTGTATGTTTATATCCACTATCATGTATATTCCATAAATACTTCGTTATAAAATCATCTTTCTGATATAATATCGGTTGTTCTATAAATTTACGAACTCCTGGAATATTTGGAAATCCTACGAAAACATTTTCTTCAATTTCACAATGATTTACTCCTCTTAGTATCTTAAAATATCCTTTATCTCCCCATTCTTCACCCCAACTATTCCGCACTATCCAATACAATTTACCATTCTCCTCTCCCCATCCAACTATAACTACAGCATGTCCACCAACAGATGGTGATTTTTTATCCCATTCGTATATACCTATACCATTCCAATCTATAAAATCTTGATGCAACATAATCCCTGTTGTACATGGTCCCCAATGGTATATATCTTTTCTAATAAGTAATTCATTATCTTTTCCTGGGACATAATAATATCCTCCTGCTTTATGAGAAACCATAATTTTTTTATTTGTAGGACAATAATCATAACTATTTTTAGTTAATTCTGTACAAGTTTTATTTATTTCATTTGTCAACGTCAAATTATTTCTTACATTTTTATCATCATCTTCTTGATCACCATAAGTTATACATGAATCTTCTGGAACACCTGCACGATACAAAAACTGCCATGTGTTTATTAATGTTTCTCCTGAACAACCAAACGTTTCATTCTTCTTATCCTTATCTATATTTTTATCATATGGTATACCTTGTTGCAGTTTTTTTCCAATTTCTTGGTTTTCATTTTCTGTTATGCTTATACTACAATATACTAGTTTCGCTGGAGATAAATTATAATTATATTTTCCATTTGTAAGTAAACATAAACGTGTCTGTAATACAAAAGTACTAGCAAATGCCCAACAGGATCCACACAAACCTTGTGCTCTTACTGGTCTAATGTATTCTTTCCATACTATTCGTCCATCAAATTTATCTGGAATATCTGTCTTTTTCAGAATTTCCAATTTTGGAATTATATTTTTTGATAAAGAATTAAACTTAGCTTGAAATTGTGGAGATGATGCTAAAAGTGTTCCATACGTCTTAGAATTTCTATATATCTTTGATTTTTTTGTATCATCTTTTATTTCTGCTTTTACTAT